CCTTACTATTTAATTCATTAAGTGCCGCCACCAAACTCTTTGTTCCCTGGTCGAGTGCGAAGGTCTTTGATGTCAATTTTGCGAGGATTGCATCTGCGAGTTTTTCATAATCAATGAGCTTTTCTTCAGTTGCTCCTACTATCAGCAACTGGTCCGAAGATGCTGGTGATGTAGCAACTGGTAACGCTGTTATATTCTGATCTGCCATTATTTTTCCCTCCAAATTGTGATATGTTTTCCAGATCTGGTTGTAAGCTGTTTTCCAGATCTTGTCGTAAGGTTCAAAGTGTCATATGTAGCGAATATTCCCACGCACACGCCGCCAAACTCGTAGTCGGAGTTGTTGACCGTAATGCTGTATCCATATCCGAGATAAATTTCTCCGGATTCCGTCTTCCTGTTCCAGGTATACCATCTGACCGGGTATGTTTTTGTAACATCGGTTCCGTTCTTGTACACTACTGCATTCAGGGTGGTCGTGCCATCGCCGTTATCGTGGTATTTCACGTTGTATAACAATGTGTTATCCGTCAGACCGTGGAGATCTGTTGTGGTCTCAGACAGCTCCGTCCGGAAACCTTCCATACTCGTCTCTATGTTCGCTACATTCTGGTTTGTTGTCACAATAGCTTCTTTTGCCTGATCTGCAGTTCCTTGAGCTTTTTTGATATCATCTGTCAGGCCTTCCGCATCAGCAATGATGATCACTGTCTGTGTGTCCAACTCGGACACCCCTCCTGCAGATAAGAGAGTGCATCTGACTGCTTTTACGTTCACGCTTGAGGGCGTATAGATTTTCTGGATTTCATCAGATGTCGAGACATATTTGAGAGTATACGTCGTTCCATCCTCTGTCTCCTGGATACTGTATCTTCCGGAATAGCTCCTGACCAGTCCATTATCATTCTGTGTTGCTGAGAAAGTGATAGATGCCGGTATCAGTGTCTTTCCATCTTTCTGCTTTCGGACTGCAAGCGTGGAGCTATGCAGATCATAAGACAAGCCGATCTTTCCGTCCTTCGCCTTGCTGATGCTGAAACGTTTCCGGATATGTGCTCCGCCGGACTGTACGAGGATATATTTCCCGGATCTGGTTGTAAGTCTTAAACCCTTTCGTGTAGTCAGATATCGGTCTCCTGTGCCGTACAGCGCATCAATGTCAACATATCCGTTGTCGGTACTCATGGCTGTAACATAGTATGTCCTGCTTGTATCATCCCAGTGTCCGGTTACACCTGCAGATGTAGATACTGAGAAAACGCTGTCATCAGATACATCCGTATCTCCGAGATATACCGTCATTTTTGAGAAACAGTCGCTATAGTCCCCGCCTGAGCCATCTGTGTTTGTATGGACCACGTGTGCATCGTTATTCAATGCGGCTCCAATGGCGTCCAGTGTGGATATTCCAGAAAGTACGGACAGAGCCTGCTGTGCTGTCTTCGAAGCAGCTCCTGCCGTCTCATTTGCCGCATCTGCCTTACTGGCCGCTGATGAGGCTGTGGAACGGATTTCTGTCACGTTCTGATTCAGTTGACTGTATGACTGGTTCAGGGACTGATTCTGGTCATCGAACCAGATACGGCTGCTCTTGATAGTCTGCGAGCTGTCATTGATTGCTGATACCACAGACGGGATGTCCAGCTTGGAACCGGCAATCCCCGCGTTATCTGCGACCATTTTGTTGACGATCAGGCCATCTGCAATTGCATCAGGTTTAACGCCTGTTGCATCAATCAGGATGCCTTTTCCGGTCTTGTCGAACAGGGAGAACGTGAAATCTCCATTCGCATCCCGTCCGGCCTGCATCCGGACTGTACCATCTTCGTCAGACCACTGCTGTGTTGCTCCCTGGATACGGATACCTCCGTCGTCGGAAGCTATCAGGAATTTGTTTGTGCTGATCGTACCGGCAAGAAGATCTGCTACGGATACCGTCTGCATCACGGCTGATCGAATCAATGCTGAGTCAATGACCGCGTTCTGTGAGGTTAGGTGGATGTTCTGCAGATCTCCGATTCCTGCCCCTCCGGAAAGAAGAGTTTTGATATTCGCATAATTCCCGTCCAGAACATCAATCTTTGCGTTGGCCGCTGTAAAATTCGCAGCGGTCAGTTCCTTGAAGTTACCAACCTCTCCATTTATCTTTTGCACATTCTCTTCTACTACATTCAGATTCTTGATCGTAGCGTATGTGATGTTCGCGGTATCTACATCTAGCTTGTTGATCATCGCCTGGTCGATCATGACTAGCTGTGCGTAGTACCGTTCCATCTCTTTTGTTTGAGGTCCCTTATAGTCTGCATTGGTTTCTTCTTCTGACAGGCCGACCGCCTCGACAGAGTACGTAAGGCCTCCGTCATATTCCCATTCCAGTTTCATGACCGGGACGTTATATGTATTTCCGGACAGATCTTCCACTGTCAGGACATCCCAGGGATCCAGGCGAGGATCTCCCATCATTTTCAGAGCGCCTGGCATGTATGAAAAGTCCTTAAATGCTGTCAGAATATTATTGAGAGCCGTTTGCGTCATGAATGGATTGGAAAACGACACGGACCTTGCTCCGGATCCTGAAGATATTGATATGCTTTTTCCATTTTTGTCCTGGCCCGTAAAACACACAAATTTTGAAACATTAAAATTGTAATCATTATGTTCAAAATTTCCCCAGTACCGATTTGGTTTTACCTTATAATCTGAATCCACATAGGTATGCAGCTCGATCTGACCTCTACGATTACATACAGCAAACGCGCCATGAAGCTGTGCCACATAAGAAAGGACTTCCCTGCAGCTATATCCTTTCGGCACTTTCATGGATATCGCCGTTAATCCGGTTGTCACTACAGGAACACCTGTGATATCCGCAATCTTCTTCAGTGCGGCCACTGTATTTGTGGTTGTGCCATCCATGGAAAACGTCCGCTCTGTGTTCATCATACGGTCGTAAGCTGTGAATGTGATCTGATCGTCCGCTTTCTTTGGCTTCCCTACGGTAAAGTATCCCATCGGGATGTATTCTGTCAGACCGTTCACGTCCATCCCGATCTGCAGGAGGATTTCTTTTCCCTCGATCAGGAGGTTGCCATCCGGAATCGTTACCTCGATATACTGGGACATGGTCGATCCTAGGGAAAAATCATCTTCTGCCTCAGATCCTCCGGTGAGCTTGATGCTCTTAACCTTTGTGATCGATACCTTGTCATAAGTAAGCAGACACTTAAATGTTCGGGAATCCTGCTGTACCAGGTTTCCGAATTCTGCTGTTGACTGATACACAAAACCGCCTCCTTACTCTAGCCTCCTTACTCTGTAATCATAAACTCAATGACATCCAGTTCTTCCATGGTCAGTAAATCATACTTTTGATCGTCATCGCATTTTTCGACAATATCAATTGATACCGTGTGGATTTTCACTGCAGTTTCAATCGCTAAAAGTTCACTCATATCCTTCTCAAACTCATCTTTGTTTTCGAACACATAGCAGCTATCCTTGACAAGATATTCTCCCTTTTTGTCCTTTTTCGCATATCTGGCAATAAGTTCTTCTCTTTCCTCCATGTATGCAGTCGCCGCTTCCTGAACTGCTGCCATGTTTTTCTTAATCGCATACGCCAGACGGACAGGCAGGCGTTTCTCTCTTAAGCCTGCACAGGTGTTAAGGAATGCTACAATCTCACTGTTCTTCATCTTCATACTCCCTGTTCCTCCGTATCAGTATCTTTTGCAGTGTCTACCGTCCCCTGATCTTCCAGTTTCCACAGGAGCTCGTCAAATGCAGCCATGTCTTTTCTACATTCTGCTTTGTTCGCCTCATACATCTCCTGGTCCTGAATGGTCTTTGTGCAGTTGCTCTTTCCGGTTTCCGGAACCTGTGCAGACATGTATACCACACTTTTTCCATCGATGATGGAGCTGTAACTGAGATTCATTGATTTTGTACCTTTTAACATGTTTGTTTCCTCCTATTTCTGAATTAGTGTTGCTCCTACTCCTTTATATGTTTTCACGCCATTAACATAACTGTATACGGGATAAGATGGTGTATTTGAATAGAATTTTTTCGTTGTTCTTGTGTTTGTTCCAGGATCTGTAAATGTTACACTAAAAAAAGCAGGACTTATTGCCGCATCAATTTTTGCGACATCAGCCCTACTAAGCATCGTCCATGTACACTCAAGTGTATACTTGATAGCAATCACATCACCAATCATTTCTGCGTTTGCAGCACGCCCTGTATTATTTGACCACACTTTTTCTTTTTTAATGGTCAATCCCCCGAGGGCCGGAGTCGGCATCGTAACTCCGTCAATAATGATATCATCTGTCACTTTACCGCCTCCTTATCCAAATACCGGATTTCCGGTCTGTTTCTGATAGTTGTTTCCTTCCTGGCGGATCACCTTAAACAATTTCTTTGCATCGCCTTCCAGATAGATGTGGAGTTCCTGTCCACGATCATTTCTGCCCTGCATGCTTTCAAAAGCATTCACAACTGCTTCAAATACACCTGCACGGATTCCGACAATGATCTGATTATTGTTTGCCACCGCAGAACGGTTTCCCATTCTTCCGACAAGCTCCGGTCCGGACTCTCTTGCCACGAACATTTCTCCCATACCAGGGAATCCGCCATTTGCGTACCAGCTCAGATTGAAACGTGGCAATGAAAATTTGAAGTTACCGATTTTTATAGATCCACCTTCCCAATCCCAGCCGATATGTGGCATAGGGATATGGATGCTTGAAAATCCATTTGCAAAAGTCTGAATAACATTCTGGCCAACTGTGTATAAGCTTGGAATTGCGTTTGCCACCTTGCCTGGTATATTACTTAATATTCCAGACAGAGAGCTCCAGTTATTATTCAGGCCGGTTCTCATTCCGCTTATGATATCCCTACCTTTCGGCGTTACTTTGCTTTTGATATCTCCGATAGCGTTGAAAGATTGAGAACCGATTTTCTTTACTCTGCTCAGGAATGTTGATTCCCTTACAGCTTCCCAGCCATTTTTCAGACCGGTGATCGCAGCATTTCCTTTCCCACGTAGCCATGTTTTGGCATTTCCAAGTCTCTCTTTTGTCTGCCCTGGGAGTTTAGCAATCCAAGACAGTACAGCTGGCAATCCTGCTTTCATACCATTGAACAAGCCAGATATAACATATCCGCCCTGCGTACGCATGACTGTTGATGGTGAATGGATTCCGAAAGCTTTTTTGAATCCGTTTATGAATGGTTTAAAAATGTGTGCCTTGATCCAGGTTCCTATATCTTTAAATGACTGCACAACACCATTTTTAAAGCCTTCCCAGGTGAATTTTCCAGCTTCTGTGAAATGCTTTATAATATACTTCCTTGCATCTGCAACTGCATTTTTAAAGATACCGCCAATAAATGCGGCAAAACCTCCAAATGCAGCTCCAAGTGTTTCAAAAACTCTGTCAGCAATTCCGCTCCAGTCAATGTTTACCATCAGATCTTTTGCTTTGTTATAGATGGTGTCCCCCATGGACCACCAATCCATGTGTTCGATCGCTGAGATTGCAAAATCAAAAAAGCCTTTTATCCCATCGGATAAGGTCTGTCCTATTTTTCCAGTATCAATGGTTTTGACCGTGTTGGTTACAAGATCAGCCAGTGCAGTGCC